ACGATCCAAAAACCTTGAAAGTAGAAAATATGCTGAAAGAAAAGGGCTACTGGGAGGGCGGGTCGAATTCCTCCATATTCACTCCCTCGCTTGATGAGGGGCTGGTGCAACCAGTTGGCAGCGGTCCCGTTTCTGCTGTCAGTAGCCCTGTATTGGGGAACACATTACAGGAGCAGCTTAAAAAACTCAAGGGCAAGCTGCCTGTACTAGCGGGTGCGTCCACAGGGCTCGGGCTGGCTTCAGCACCTTCCAAGGCACAGGGGGGACCCGTGGAGCCGGGGCTTGAAAGCCCCTGGTTCGATCCGGTCGATATCTTGCTTGCCC